CAGTTCCGGGTCCAGGTTCAAGCCCTTGCCCGGTTCAATCGTCACTTCTTCCTTGCGTTTGCGTGGCATAACGTGGCTCCTTGGCCATCAGTTTATGCCTCACACACAAACATTCGGATAGGCTCCTCTTTCGCGAACATGATGATCATCGGGCATGGATCGACGTCGATCCGCTTGCCGACGTAGTTCAGCAGCACGCCATCCGTCCATGCAACCTGCGCCGACTTCATGCACACGACCTTCTGCACGGTCGGGTCGTCGAGCGCGTCGTGCATGCCGAGCACCCACGGCGTGATGTTCGGGTTATAGCGGCCGGGCGTCGCCGTCGCCTTCGCACTCATCCTCCGATGCTTGCGCGCCCATTCCGTAGTTCCGATCCGCTCGGGCGGACGCAGAAGCAACGCGATCCGGCGAATTACCGCCCGAACCGTCTGGGTCGTATTGAGAAAGCTGCTCAAGGCATCCATAAACGTGCTCGTTCAACCATTCGACGTCGACCTCGACGCCGTATAGCGTGCGCAGCTCCTGCACCAACTTGTCGGGCAGCGCCAGCAATTCCGTTTGAAATGCGCCGACCATCTGGCCGTACGCCTGTTCGAGTTGCTCCGCGTTGACGAGCTGCCCTTTCTTCTCGGCCAACGTCAGCAGCTTGATCTCGCGGTCCACGCGCTCGGTCATCGCGCGCTCGGCGACGAGATCGATCCCGGTCTCACTTGCGCGGCCGGCCGCAGACTCACGCAGGTGCCGGATATACGCAACGCGAATCTCGTCGATCGACACCACGCGGTAATCAATATTGAGGCGATCGACAAGACGCGATACCGTCGACCGCTCCAAGTCGAGGTGGTCAGCAATTTGTTGCTGAGTCAGCATGTGAATGTGCCCCCCTATGGAAGTTCACCAGTAGAGAAAAGACGCGGGTGCGAGCCCCCGCGTACTGCGCCGCCCGGAGGGTCCCCGCCCCAGGTTCTATATCGGAGGTCACGGTACCGAAGCCATTACGACCGCCTCATTTCCAGACTGCATGACCACCACTAGCGTTGAGCCATGCGTCGCAATATCGCGCCGCTTCACGAATGAGAGGCCAACATGCTTTCCAGACACTTCTTTCTGACCATCGTGGCGTGCGCGCTTGGCATTCCTTCTGCGCCAACGCAAGCGGCCGGCGAATGCCCGATACCTTTCACAGTTCATGGGTCGGCGATCGACGAGCCGTGGGCCGATATCGATTACGAGCAATGGACGAAAGCGATTCCGAAGCGGTGGCGCGAAGGCGGTGAACACTTCTTCGAGCGAATCAAAGAGCGAGCGCCTGACCGCAACATCAACACTCCTCGGCAACTTGCTTCGGATATGCGACGCCCCATCGCTGATATCTCAACGCCGAAAGACGAGGATCCAAACAGAAGAACCATTGTGTTGAACCGGACCAACAAGCGCGGAAATCACTTTGCCGTGGTTTACAGCTATGACAGCACCCTCGCGAATGCACCTTGCATCCTTGTAACAGCCACGTACGTGACCCCGCCACAACCCGAAGCCGGCTCGGAATAGTCCGGCGTTCGGCACGCGAATGCAAAATGAAAAGCCCCGAGGGCTATCGCACTCAGGGCTTTCATGTGACCGACAGATTCGGTGAAGTTGGTATTACTGCAGTTCCTTGGATTTCAGTACCTTCGCGGCTCTGGCCAAACCAACCAACCCCAACACGGTGTCGGTATGCGACATCCCGCTATGTCGGCTCACTACGTAGTGCGGCCCACAAGATGCGAAGTCGATCTGTTCGCCGAGCTTCTCCGCCACCCTCGTACATACCTCCAGAGCGTCAATACCGGATTCACGAATGCCATCCTTTCGCAGCTCCTTCGTGAAATACCACGCCTGCTCGGCCAACTTGTCGCTCGGCTCAATCATCACCTTCGACGCTGCCGCCAATACACGCTCCGTCTCGACTACCTCCGGAGCACTCGACTCTACATTCCGGTCGAATACCAACTCCGCAAGTTTATGCCCCATCGTCATCGAAGAAGGATCGGGCGGGTTCTTTCCGCAACCGACACAAGCCAGTGCAATTGCAAAGCCAATCGCATTCCGTTTCATAGCGCCCCCCGCTTATTTGGTTGCGCGCATTCTACGCCAATGCCTTCAATTTCCTTTCCGCCAAGCAAAAAACCCCGAGGGCTTTCGCGCTCAGGGCTTTGGAATTCATTTCGTAGGGACGAACGCCCCCACACGACCTAACGGGCTCCACTATTTATTCTTATGTCCCGAGAGGTTTGCACGACTAACGCGCGGTGCCAGCGAATATCCAGTGACGCGGTCACGGATGTGCGCAGTTTAAGCGATCCGCTCTTGGAATGAAAGATGTTTCATTCTCCCAATTGCCGACGCATTGTGTCGGACACCGATCCATTCACGTGATCGAGCATTGCGTGCATATCGTGGAAACGCCGTGACCAGTGTCGTCGATATTCGGTGAGCGGGATGCCAAGCGCCTGCGCGCGTGCCGCTTCGTCAATCGGACGCTTACCCGAACCAGCGCAATCGGGGCAGATATATCGGCCGTCCCGGCGCACAACGCCTCGCCCTTCGCAACGCACGCATTGGTCATTGATCCACTCGTCGAGCAAGCGCAACGCGAAGCGCTCCACGATATCAACCTTCGCGCGCTCGACTTCGTGTCCTGCGCGTTGATCACGACGCTCGTCACGGCTCAGGCCCGTGAACCGATTGCGCTTAAACCGACCCGACAAGCGGATCATCTGCGCAAACAGCAACGTGGCCTTGCGGATAGTCCCCGGCTTCGCTTCCTGTCCCGCCTTGATCCGAACCAACAACCGCCCGAGATCATTCGCAAAAGCGAGTGCACCCAAAGTAACTTTCGGATCGGCAATCGGGTCAGTGAACTGACCACGCACACTCATTGCGACCCCTGCCCGCTCCATCAAATCGATCATGACTCTCTCCTAAACGTCCTAACGTCCCAATGTCCCAAAGGAAATGGCTTGCAGGGGCGCGCGCGCCTGCGACATGCGCCGCTCACGTCGCGCATGTCGCGCGCTCGCACCCGCACACGAAACCGCGCCTTGGGACGTTGGGACATTGGGACGTCCACAGCGCGCCAAAGCTGGCGCAGCAGCGCGCCAAACATGTCGATACAGCGCGCCATAGCATCAAAGCGGGCTGTCGTCGTCACCCGCAACGACCGCCTCAAGGACGCGCTCCGGTTCGTGTTCGTCCCGCACGTAGAACCAGCCACGCGATCCCGTCGACTCACGCTTGCGCACCCAACCGAGCGACTTCAGCGCCTTGCCGATGCGGCGCTGCTCGGGCAGCGTCCATTTCGACGAGTCGAGCTTCAGGACATCGCGCAGAATCTCCTCCATCGTCGTCCGGGCCGCATACTCCAGTTGCTTGCCGATCACGTCCTCGTACACGTCGCCTTCGTAGCGCTCGGCCTGCTCGACTTCGAACAGCGGGCGCTCGGCCTCGGTTACGTGCCACACGACGCCCTCGCGATACAGGTGCACTGCCTCGGCCCACAGCTGATCCCGCACGCGCGCGATACCGTCGATGTCGACTAGGCCGCCGCAGCGCAACGGCCAGTAACGCCGGTTGCCTGACTCATCCTTGAGGTATGCATCGAAGTTGACCGAGCCGGCGAACACACACTGACGATGAACGTCCGTCGCACGCTTGCCGTAGAAGTTTCGGAATCGATCGGTCTCTGTCGCGAAGAAGCTCTTGGCTGCCGAGGAGTCGGTCTTGTTGAGCGAGTCCAGCTCGGCCAGCTCGATGATCCACTTCCCGGCCATGACCGCGTACGTGTCTTTGTTGCCGATCTGGATCGGCGTGTCGGTGAACCACTGTTTGCCTGCGAGCACCTTCAGCGCGGTCGATTTCCGCCAGCCCTGCCGACCTTCGAGGATCAGCACGTTGTCGACCTTGCAGCCCGGCTCGACGACGCGCGCGACGGCGGCGATCATCCACTTCATGAAGGCGAGCTGCACATACTCGCTGTCGTCGACGTGCAGGTACGTCGACGGCATCGCGCGCACGCGCTCGACGCCATCCCATTCGAGACCGTTCAAATACTCGCGCACGTCGTGGAAGTGGGTCGCGTCGGCAACCAGCAGCACTGCGCTCATGACGATGTCCGACCGCACCGAGTTCATCCCGTACGTTTGCGACAACCAGAGTGTGCAACGGTAGTCGTCCATGTCCGTCCATTCACCCGCCTCGCCCTGCGGAAACGGCGGCGCTTTGCGCTTGACGACACGGCCCGCGAAGTCGTCCTGCGCAATGACGCCCTTCCATGCCTTGTGATTCGACAGGATCAAATGGACATTGCCGAGCGTCGGCAGCAGCGTGCCCTTCTCTGTACGTACGAGATCGTATTCCCATGTGTAGGCGCCGTTTTCCGCTTCGCGGCCATCCCAGTCCGCACCCTCGGCGGCAGCGGACGTCGCGGCCGGCGCGGGCCGTTCAGCTGGAACCTCGATCGCGGCCGGCCGAATCTCGTCGTTCGCTGGCGCGAGAACGGCCAAGACCGCCGACTGGATCTGTCGTTCGACGGCGTCGATCCCCTCCTCGACGTGCAGGTCGTTGAAGTCGGTCAGCTTGCGCTCTCCGCGATTCACGAATGCCGGATGCACAACGCTGACGCCATCGACCGCGGCTGCCGCTTCGTGCGCTCGCTTCAGGCCCGTGTTCTCGAATCGCTTCCGGCGCTGCGGCATCACGTCGTTGCCATACGTCACCTCGACGTACGCGACGCCGTTCTCGTCGACGCGCTTGTACGCGGCGACCATGTACCACGTGTTCTTCGCCTCTATCCGGATCGGAGACGCTTCGTAGACCAGTTCGCCCCTGAATGAGAATTCCTCGGCGAGCCAGTCGCGCATGCGCTGCTCGGTCTTCCAGTCGTCATCCGCGCAGACGAGAATGTGCATGTCCGGGTAGGCGTTACGCAGGTACTGCACCGCTGGCAGAATGCCGCCCGCATCGAAGCATACGGACAGCGCGAATGCACGGCGCGTCGCCATGCGGATCGATCGGGCGGTCGCGTAACCTTCCGCGACCAGCACCAACTTGTCGTCCACCTCGATGTCGCCGAGCAGATACGCTGCGCCCTTCTTCTGCATGCCCTTGTTGAAGCGCTTCGCGCCGTCCGGCGTGATCTTTTGCAGACCGACCAGACGCGGCTCGTCTTCGCCATACAGGAACATTGGCACAAGCATCGTGCCGTCTTCGTCGAACCGGACGCCCTCGGGCGTGATCTTCTTGCGGTCCAGGTACGCGGATGAACCGCGCTCGTCCGCACGGCCCCATTGGTCATGCGCGCGGTTTGCAGCGAGCTTCGCCTGTCGTGCTTCGCGCTCGGCCTGCTCACGCTCGACCGCCTCTTGTCGGCGACGCGTTTCCGCCAGAACCTCATCGCTCAACGGCGCACCATCCCAACGGAAACGCTCGGTGCCCGGATCGTCGCCCGAGAAATGTCCGAACGTGCCCGAGTACCCGATCACCACCCCTTGACTCACGACCTCTCGCAGTTGATACCAGTACTTCTTGCGCGGACCATAGCGATGATGCTTGCCGTCCGCTACGGGGTGACCGGCCGGCAACGGATGGTCGGCTGCCGCGAGCTGCGCGCGGATCTGGTCTAGCGACGACATTCAGCAATTCTCCTTTCCAGTTCACGTTGATGAAGAGTTGAGCGCCACGCCTTGCGGCCAGCGCTGTACACGTCGGTTCCGATCGTCTTGCGTTGCGGCAATGAATGCCGGCGGCGCAGGCCGCTGCTGACGCTCTGCAAAGTCACTTTGGTCTCCGGTTATTTGCCGCGTAGCCGACGCCACTCAGCGGACATTCGGTCGTCGAACGCGGAAAGGTCGGCGGGGCAAAGCCTGCCGACGATCTGGTCGCGGAACGCGTGGCGTTCCGCCTTGGTGAGTAGCGCCGCACACGAACGCGCAGCAATCCCGATGAATACATCGACGCGGCCGACCCGCTCCGCTTCCGCGAGGAACACGGCAAGGCGGTCAGGAAAGGTCGACAGGAGGTCAGAGAGGAGACGGCCGACGTGGTCGGTCGCAGTGTCGAATCGATACGCGAGCGCCGACGTAGCGCACGCCAACTGGTTCCCATACCCGCAGCACAGCTCGACCTGCTCACGCGCAACGCGACAACACCCCATGCCGGGCTTGAATCGCTCCATATCAGCGCCGCCGACGCTTCGCGAGGTTCCGAGCGGCATGAATCAGCCGCTGAAACAGGCGCTGCCCCTTGCGCCCCGTCGCGATGATCTCCTCGGCCTTGCGGTCGTCGATACGTTGATCCTCAAGCGCACGCGTCACGTCGTCAGCCACGCGCCCGACATGAGCCTGCAGGTGCAGCGCCGTCGAGACGAGACGCATCGCCCCCGGCTCCAGCGCGTCCTCGGTCGCTTGCTCGTCGACGTGTTCAGCGACCAGGCCGAACCGCGCATTCAGCGCATGCAGCGCGTCGAGCGCGTGTACCTTCGCCTCGGCCTTCTCTTGCATCCACTCGACCAGTAGCTCGAACATTTCCATCGACAAGCGACTGTCGCCGACGCCACGCAAGCGCAGTCGCAGCGACTCGGCCGTAATGTTCTTTCTGCGCCGGACGGTGAGATAGTTCGCCGCGTCGGCAACGCCGCCGGGCGTGTTGCGAACAGACGTGTAGAGGACGTCCAGCCATTCGGTACTGTCGTATCGGCAGGTCATTTGTGGATATTGGGTGGAAGCGGCTTTCATCCTGTCGCGAGCAACGACCCGCGATTACGATTCAGCCAGCGGACAGATAGAGGGCGTCAATGGACAGCCGGCGATGCACCAAGACCGACAAGAGCGCGGTCAACGAAGTAGTCGTACAAGATCTGAACCGTTGACACCCGTGGGTCGGTCACGGCACCCGAACTGATCTTCGACAGCGTCGAATATGGGATGCCTGTAGCTTTGGCGACCTCCCGCAGCCCACCTTTCTCCCGCTCAAGACACTCGAGCGTTACTGCCAACATCGAACAACGGTGACGGTTCATTACGGAACCCCCAAGAGCTAAGAGTCCCGACATGATAGCCATTAATGGTTATTTAGACAACCAAGCGGATCTGGAGAATTGCCGCAAATGGCTAACCATGGGTGGCACGCTGTGGAGCATGAAAAGACCCGACATCCGGCAGATACTCGCCAAGCGCCTCCACGAACTCATGGAGGCAACGCCGCATCTGGACACTCAGGTCAAGGTCGCCGCGCGCGCCAAGATTGCGCAAAGCACTGTGGGCAGAATCCTGCGCGCTGAAGTGTATGCGCAGCTCGCGCAAGTCGAATCCCTCGCCGAAGCCTTTCGTGTTTCGCCGGCCTCGCTTCTGGCAGACGACACCAAAACCGCAAGCGACGCACCGGCGTACGACGCAGAAGGCTATAACAGCCTCCCGGAAGCCGACAAAGAGCAGATCAAGGCGTTCATTGACTTCACCATCCAACGCCACAAAGGCAGGACGAGCAACGACACCCTCTCCCTCAGCTCGAGCAAAGAGCCACCGGCCGGTTTAAAGGAGCGATTGCTCAACGCCATTCAGCGTGAGTTAAATGATGACACGCTGAGTACTGGCAATGGACCAAAAGAACAGACCAACCCACCGAAGCGAAGCCGCCGTTCTTCGTCTCAGTGATTTCCGGGGCACTGAAAATCACTCACGCGACACGCATGGCGACGCCACGATAGCCCGCGCCGAAGCAGTTCGGCGACACATCAGACAGACACTCCTCGATTCAACTTCGCCCACCGTAGCCGCAGCGACGGTATACATCGACGCTCGCGGCCACGTCGGCATATCCGCCGCCGGAATCGAGCCGGAGATGGCCGTCGCAATCGCCGACGAGTTGAGACAGCTCGCCATCACAATCGAACAGCATCAGAATCGCGAACGAAGGCGGCGACCATCACGACGACGCGAAGGCGGCTACACAAACCTCGCAGCCCTAGCGGGGATCGCGTTCATAGTCGCAACGTACGTCAATCCATTTGACTGGCTCGACGCAGCGCTATCGCTTGGGGCGCAAGTCTCAGCCATTTTCCTATCCAGAAATCCTGACCGACTCACCCCCAGCCTGAGAACCACAAAGGACACGTCAGGCTGACCACCCCTCCTCACAAATAACCATTAATGGCTTGTCAGAGTTTCCATTAGTGGTTATTCTCCGGTTCAACGCGTCGCCCGACGCCGAACCGGAGACCCATCATGAAATCGACCGATCTGCATGCGGAAGCCCGTCAGGACTGGCTCCGCGACGAACAAGCACCCCGTATCACGCCGTCCGAGCTGGCCCGCCAAAGCAACTTTGAGAAGTCGGCGATCTTCCGCTGGACCCTCGTCGCGGCCCTGCTGTTCATTGTCGTCAACGTGTTCCAAGACGGCCCGATCGACGAGCCGCCGACCGCCTACCGAGTCACCGCCTAAACCGCCCCGACCCTGCCGGGGCAAACGGCCCCGGCGTCATGGAGACCTGCCATGCCGCGAATCAAAGCACTCCCCGCCGTCGACGCTACGCGTCGCGACACTCTGGTCCTGCGATCCATCGTTCGTTATGACCGCAACGCAAAGCGCCCGACAACGCCGATTCTGATCGGCAAGTACGTTGTTGCACGACGCCCGCTGTCCGATAGCCTGCACACGCTTTACATGATCCTCGACGGGGCCGAGATTGCCGGCACGCAGATCTCGATCCCGAGCGAAGCCGACTGCGCAACCGCCATCAACCGCCTGCGCGACACGAAACGTGCGGCAGGCGTCGCTGCGTCCGATGCAATCGCCAAGGCGAAGAAGCCGCGTAAGCCGCGCGCATTCACGATCCGGGAGGCAGCATGACGCCAGCACCGGCACATACCGTACTGCCGCTCAATCCATTCGTGGACCTGACGGCCGGCCAACGCGCAGACCTCACCATTCGCATCCTCGACGTGTTCCGCCATCTGACGCGTGCAACGACGTCCGAGGAGGTATGCAAGGCTCACTTCCCCGACATGGCGAGCGTCGCAGCACAGCACATCGACAAGCTCGCGCGCGGAGGACTGCTTCGTCGCCAGCCGCGCCCTCATGATCTTCGCTTCGTCTACTGGCTGCCCGGTTCCGATGCCGCCCCGCCGCTTCCGATCCCGTGCAAGCAAGCGGACGGCACGTACTCAAGTGATGCCGACGACACGTTCAAGCCCCGACGTGCAGCGTCCGCGGCCGTCGCCGCCGGCTCGATGCACACGCGGCCCGCGTTCCATCCGATCGTCACACGCAACCAAGGGAGCCACGTCGCCGTCTCCTTCCCGCACCTGTACCCGCTCGAGGTCACGGCCGACTCGCTCCAGGATTCCGCCGCGCAGGCATTGCGCTATCTGCGCCTGTTCCGCCAGAGCATCGACCTCGAAGTCGCTCGCCTCGAATTGCTCGTTCAACGTCGGAGGACCGCATGATGGACGACCGCACCCAGCCGCTCAATCTGACCGCTCCGATTCCGACCGGGAACATCAAGGCCGCAGCAGCCGCAGCCGGCGCGACGTCGGCAGATCTGTGGATGGTCCCCTACGAGCAACTGCACTATGACCCGGCGGACAACGTTCGCCCGGTTGATCCCGAGTGGGTGACGCATCTCACGGCCCTGATCTCCGAGAACGGATACGACAAAGGTTCCCCGCTCCATTGCTACGCGCGAAAGGTCGACGGCAAGGATTTGCTCTACGTTTACAAGGGGCAACACCGCTACCTCGCGGCCGGCAATGCAATCAAGGCCGGAAAGAACCTCGGCAAGATCCCCGTCGTCGTCCGTGACGCCAAGACCGTCAATCGCGCCGACATGGTGATCGACGGCTACCTCAGCAACGACAGCAAGCGTTCGTCGCCCCTTGATTTGGCTGCGGCCGTCGCCGAGCTGCGCGACATTCACGGCATGACCCTCGCATCGATCTGCAGGCGCCTGAACGTCACGGACCAAACGATTCGCGACGTTGGCCTTCTCGAACGAGCACCGGCCGAACTGCATCAGCTCGTACGCGACGGCGCCATCGCCGGCACACTGGCGATCGAACAGATCCGCCAGCATGGGGGCGACAAGGCGCTCGAACGCATCGTCGTCGGGATCTCCAAAGCTGCGGAAGCAGGCAAACAGAAGGTCACGAAGAAGTACCTCGAAGCAACGCACAGGATCGATGCACTGTCGGATCAGGCGCCGCCGCCCAAGCATGCATCGTCGACGGCTACCGCCCGCGCTGCGGCACCCTCCTCCACGACGACGGCAGCCGACGCACCGTCCGTGGCACAGGTGCCAACACAGGCACTTATCGGCCCGACTACGGCCGCGCCCTCCAAAATCAGCGAGAAGCAGTCAAAGCAACTTTTTCAGGCGCTGCAGTCGGTCCTGCACGACCCATGCTTCGGCAAGCTCTCACCGGGAACCATCGAGGGCGTCCATCGCGCATTCGCCGGTCTCGAGGATTTGCTCGACCTGGCAGAGCGCCAGAAGAAACATCCCATCCACATTGCAAATGACGAAGGTGACTTCGTTGACTGCGAGAGGATCAAGGCCCCCGCATCGAAGCGCAACGGGCAATCTCCCGCCGAAATCCAACTCGCACAGGCCGAGGAAGGTGCGTGGATCTACGGATTCGATCTCCAGGTGTCCCCGGGATATGGATACGCATACCCCGCCATGCATGCATGCCCGACGACCTATCGAACCCGCGTCCAAGCGATCCGAGCTGCGGCATCAGAAATCACTCGCCTCATGCGGCACGAGGAACGCGCCAAAGCGAAGGAGGCACGCACTGTTAATGCATGGCTCGACAAGCTCTATTCGATGCCCGACCCTGACTGGACGCCAGAAATGTCACCGGAGGCAGCCCAATGACCCCGCGCCCGGCCCTTTCTACTCTACGTCCGCTGCCGCGAACGCGGGAACACACGAAGAAGCGCCCGGCTATCGCTCTGGCGAGCGTCAACGGCACGTCAATGCAGTCGGACAGCAGCGAGCTGACGCCCGCGAAAGCAATCCAGAAGGACGAAGCCTCGGCGGATGCCCGCCGAGGCAGGCTCGCGCGGATCGACACCCTTCGCATCGAGATCCGCTCGCTGATCACCGACATTTCGCACGTAGCCGACGTCGAGCTGCTAGACCTGATGGCCGACGAGGTCGTCGGCTCGTTTGCACGCTACCAAGCCTCGCAAGACGCGCGCACTTGGGCTGCGACTGCCGGCATGACCCTTGAAACTGGATTGATGCAACTGGCCCGCGCTGTGCGCCCAGCTTCCAAGAAACGAGGAGGTAAGAATTGAGTAGCTCAGCTGATCGTCTGCTGCGATTGCCAACAGTGCTGCACATGGTCGGGCTCGGCAAGACGACTGTATATGAGATGATGAAGAATGACGACTTCCCAAAGCCACGGCGAGTCCGCAACGCTTCGCTTTGGGTTGAATCGGAAGTACAGACTTGGATACGGCGGGTCATCGACCCTGACCACACGATCAATCACTGAGTCTCAAGCCCGCGGCGCGCGGGCTTTGCTTCGACCAGACTCGTCGACGTGACTTCACGCAGGCACGCTCAGTAGATGTAGAAAACCGGTGACGTCACGCCAATGGAAGTTTGGCACCGGAAGGTGCGTTTTGTGGAAACAAGTTAGTCGATCGACTTAACCGAACCAGCCGCGCGCGCGCGAAAGCCATCCGTTGACCGCTGAACGTCTTCGCACATATACATTCGGCAATATGTACGGGAACTGGTGCGGATAGTGCGCAGCATACTGACGATCCAGTTCGTCCTCCAGTTCGGCACATGCATCCGAGATTCCCTCAACAATCTCGCTGCCGTGAGCCTGTTGGTCGAACACCGACCGATCAAAGTTGCGCAATGTAATAGATTGACGAAGGTTCTTCAGGATGCCTGACAACTCGCGACGATCAAGGATTGGGATGCGATCTAGTGTGCGCTGCAATGAATAGATCGCCGTTTGAAGCTCCTGTGGCTTATCCTCATGAAAACAATCGCCCTCATGGAAGGCAATCGCATCCATCCGGAGATTGCTGATAGACGCAATTGTCTTGTCGAGGGACGACCTAACTTCCTTCCGCCTCTCCCGAGCCTCACTAAAAAAGTGAGTGGCCCACCAGCCGATAATCGCAAGTATCGCGGCGATCCACGCCACTATCGACGTGCCGCCGCTCGTAACGCATGTAATGGTCGTCATTACGCGTTTGCACGCGCAGCTTCGTCACGTACATACTCCCAGATCTCATCGATAAGACTAGGATCAGACGAAATCAAAGTGACCAATTGCTCGATGTCCGCAAGAGAGAAGCCTTGACGAATCAAGCCGCCAAAGGCCTCTTCGAGAAACGACGACCCATACCCACGAGCGCCATCAAGATTGACCTCAATCTTGACGTGCTCTCGAAGCGCAGGAGTGAGAAATTTCTTTCGGAAGTACTCACCACTGAACGGGCCGTCCGCCTCGAACCGGCCGGCTGGGTACCGAGAAAATTGCTTAGCTACAGAGATTTGGTTCATCACAGCTCCCTTCCGGACAAGGGAATCTGCCAGTTGATCAATGTTCCTAAGATACTATCATCGAACTCAATCACACGCACCGCACCGTCTGCCGTCCGACGGTACGCTCCCTTGTTACTATAGATCACGACGCTTGCGTCTGGGATGCTCTCGATTACCCGGGCAATTTGTCCTAGCCCCTTGCCTCGATGCCCCTTCTTGGTACGCGACACACTGTCTGCGACGGCAAACTTGATGATTCGCCCGTCCTCGCGACTGTCGCGCCTCATAATTCGCTTCCAGACGGCTGGACGGCTGGACGGCAGCGTTCCAGATATTCCAGCGCCGAGATCGCAAAAGACAAGCGAAAGCTTCCCGCTCTGCTCCGCAGAGAACATCCACCATTCTTTGCCGTTCCCCTTGTACTCGAGCCCGTCGGCACGAGCTGACGTGTACGCATGGTTAACAACATTCGTCATCGCCTCTGACACACCCCGATATAGGGCGGAAGTGAGGGCGGACGTAATTTCGCCATCATAGTCGACGAGAACATCGTCGAACAAACTACCCTGCGCTCCACTGCCAAATGCGTGCCGCCACATGATCACGTCGCTATCACGCGGCTGAACGGTGCACTCAACACCCAGGAGGTCCAACAAGCCAACCTGCTTCAACACCTGCGCCACTTTGTCATTCGGTGGCACCGTGCACTTGATATCTGCCTGCCCTTCGGAGTAGCGCAGCAGCCGGCGAATCTCAGCGACGAGCAACAGCATCCCTTCCGAGAATACCTTCTCGGTCCGGTCGAAAACCAGCATAACTGGACGCTTGCGACTTACCGTAGCTCGAAGCGATCTCAGGCCAGCGAGCAGTTCGCGCCTGAAAGTGCGGTCAGTCAACGAGACCTGCCTCGGCACTCTGATTACTTCTCGCCCGCCGAACATCTCACGCAGTTCGACGTCCCTCTGTCGACACCGCAAGCGCTCAGACCGACAACGTTCCCGGCGCTCCTTACGGAAGAGCCGGAATTGCTTCCGGCGCGCGATACGCTGCAGATATAGCTCTTGCTCGAGATCTACCTTTTTGATTTTTTCACCTCGTGTGCGTCGCCATCGACCCAAAGTGTCGCCCCGTGATGGCTTGCCCGACAAGCTAGCAAGGACAGGCACAAATTCTACTCGATCCCGCAGAGAAGTCAGCTCGCTGCAGCACAACGAAATGCGGGTATCAAAGCGGGTATCAAACGCTACACGAAATAATTTTTAACCTTATTATTCAATACTTTATAGCAACAAATAAGCCTTCAACTTCCACATGACGATATGTCGAATCACTTCTTTGCTCCTGTTCGTGATGCTCCGCCGCACTGGCCGAGCCCTCTGCTGGCCGGGCATGCCCGGCGCGCCATCGTTCGCCTTCGGTCGCGATGATTCGCGATCGGACGGGAAAAAGCGCGTATCGAATCGGGCGGCCGACCGATCGTGCGGCGACGATACCCGCTTTTCCCCCTCCTGCTTGCCGACGTCAGCGCCCGGCAAGCGAAGGCAGGCACCAAGCCTACCAAACTTACCGGCTTCGATGGGTTGTATCTGGAAGGTGGCCGTTCTGGGCCATGCGCGGGCCAGCGATGTCACGCACCTGAAAAACCGACCGGTGTCGCGCCGCGTGAATCACCAGGGATGGGCATGCGTCTTCACCGCGAACCGGGCCGCGATGGAGACGCTGGACTGGAACGTACTCGCGGCTTCAGGCCATCAATGCGCGACAACCCGATTGCGCCCTTCCCGCTTCGCCTGGTACAGCCGTTCATCGACCGCGCGCAGCAGCGCGTCGACCGTGCCGCCGTCGATCCCGTATTGCGCGACACCGACGCTGACCGTCACCTGCACCCGCTTGAAATCGAGCCCGAACGGCGCGCTCGCGATCGCCGAGCGCACGCGCTCGGCCGTCATCCGCGCGCCCTCGAGCGGCATCTCCGGCAGCAGCGCCATGAATTCCTCGCCGCCGACCCGCGCGAGCCCGCCCGCCGGCCGGATCGCCTCGAGGCATTGCCGCACGACGCCGCGCAGCACCTCGTCGCCGATCTGGTGCCCGTATGCGTCGTTGATGTTCTTGAAATTGTCGAGGTCGAGCGCGAGCAGGCAGAACGGCGTGCCGTCGCGTTCCGCGCGCTGGATCTCGCGTTCGACCAGCGCGATGAACTGGCGCCGGTTCGACGCGCCCGTCAGCGGGTCGGTCGCGGCCAGGTATTCGAGCTTCTGGTTGGTGCGCCGCAGTTCCTGCAGCGCGCTTTCGGTGCGCGCCATCGACTCCGACAGCCGGCTCATCAGGTCCTCCTGGCTGTAGATCGCCGAGAACGAGCGCGTGGTCTGCAGCGCCTGCACGACGCCATAGCTGAGCAGGAAGAAACCGCCCGCGAAGATCGCATGCGCGAGCCACCACATGTGATTCCACGGCTTGCCGAGAATGAACGCGAGCGACGACAGCGCGAACGCGGTGATCGACATCCCGTAGATCAGCATCAGCGGCGAGCGGATGCGCCGCGCGAGCAGCACGCCGACGTTCAGCAGCGAAAACACGAGCGCGCCGCCTTCCATCGTGAGGCGCGTGCCGAGCGCGCCGGCCACCGGCGAATACGCGATATACGCAACCGCGACGTCGACCACCAGGAAAAACACGATCCACGGCAGCCACGTGCGCACGCTCGTGCGCCGGTCGACGCGATCGGACGGCTGCGAATACGACATCAGGCCGATCAGCAGCAGGATCGACATCACGAGCCGCGATGCCGGCCCATACAGCAGGAACAGCCAGATATTGTGATGCGCCATGCCGGTGAACATCCCGTGCAGCGCATAGATCATCGCGAAGCCGAGAAAGCCGAGCGTCAGCCAGCGCAGCAGCGGCTCGCCGGACGAGCGGTAGCAGACCCACGTCACATAGGTGACGAACGCGCCCTCGAGCGTCGCCGCGGCAATCGCGAGTTCATGGAATACGTGGCTCTCGTAGGTCAGGCGAGGATCGCCGAAGAACCACAGGTACGCAATGAGATACGCAGGCAACAGCGCAAACCCGACCATCAGGCACTTCGCGTAGATCTTCGCGACGGCGCTGACGGCGCGCGGCGGCTCGCCCGCAGAGAAAGTCGTGCTCAA